TGAAATACACTAATGAGATAGTTAAAAAGATAGTTGAGGATTATAATGCTGGAGTAGATGTTAAGATGATCGCATCTGATCTAACTAAAGAGATGGGTCAGGTAGTGCCGGAACGAAGTGTTATAGCGAAGTTAAGTTCTTTGGGAGTTTACAAGAGGAAGGTATATACTAGTAAAACTGGTAGTGCACCAATTAAGAAAGAAGAGTATATCGCTAAGATCTCCAAGATTCTGAAGATAGATATTGAACTACTAGAGAGTCTTGAAAAAGTAACTAAAACTGCTCTAATGCTTATTGTTGATCGACTAGAGAAGTAAAAAAGCCCCTAACTGCTCATACCAGTTAGGGGCTTTTTCTTATTCTGCTTCTGCTTCTGCTTTAGCTTTCGTAAACTCCAGCAGAGCTTCCAATGCTCCGTGTGTTGCTTTTACCAAAGATTCCAGCTGATTGCGGGGAACCCCGCTGCTTGCTGCAATTAGGTCAATCAACTGCTCCTTGGTAAGCCGATCAGAAGCTGCGGCGCCGCCATTTTTAGTTTTAGCAACATACACTTTTTCACGGCTCAGTTTGGCAATCACAGAACGCACAGAGTGTCCTACAGCTTTAGCCAGTTCTTCAACAGAGGTACCAGCCTTGTATTCACCAACGATCAGTTCAGTTTGTTCTTGGGTATAGTTAACGTTTTTCATTTTTAATGCTCCTTAGTTTATTGTGGAATATCAATTTCTTCGATAAAACTCTCAGCTACTATAGTACCTGCCAAAGTATTTCTAGGATCTTCATTAGGTTCCCAGGTATTGCAAACTCCCACTTCTTCTGAATATTCAAACAAGTCAAAGCCTTCATAAATGGTCATTTTGTTTTCCTTTATTCCCCAGCCGATAAAGATATTATACGCTTAAGCCTTATAAAAATCAAGACAACTTTTTTATATCTAAATTATTTTTAGTAATTTTTAAGCAGTTTTATTACTACCAATCTTTACTGGTTGCGCAATGGATTAAATAGCAAAATTTAGCCGCCTAAGTTTTCCACTACTAATTTTCAGCACCAAATTTGCACTAATCTCCCAAATTTGCACTAATCTCCCCCGTTTATCTCCCAATTTGCTCCAATTCGCTCCAATTTCCTACGATTTGCCCAAATTGCACTAATTACTAGTCCTCAGCTAGAATTAAGTGATAATTGCACTAAGCTTGGTATAATTTACACTTGACAAGTTTTGCCACTGCGCGTACAATGGGCGCGGACCTCAAAAAAATTTGGAATTGGCACTGTATGCTGCACGGCGCACCGCGCAGAACATGGTAGGTGCTCCCGTTTTCTAAGCCCTTGATTTTATTGGCTTTTTCTAAGTGGTTGATTTCATTGAGGTTTTCCAAGCCCTTGATTTTGTTGAGGTTTTCTAAGTGGTTGATTTTGTTGAGGTTTTCTAAGTGGTTGATTTCATTGGCTTTTTCTAAGTTATTGATTTCATTGGCTTTTTCTAAGTGGTTGATTTTATTGGTTTTTCTAAGTGGTTGATTTCATTGGCTTTTTCTAAGTGGTTGATTTTGTTGAGTTTTCCCCCAATTGCGCGAATTACGCTAACCCCTTGTTTTCACAAGGAAATCTGCGAAATTGCGCGGGTTAGGGTAAGTTATTGATTTCATTAAATTAAATAAACCTTGACAATACGCGCGCATTGTGCGAAAATATGTTATAAGTGGGAAAGTTTGCATTTTTGGCGCAAGCTGGCACGATTTTTGCTAAAGCAATTTTTAGGCCAGGGAAATTTATTTTTATTTTTCGCTTGACAATTTTTTAGCGGCATGGTAAAATTGGCGCCGCCGAAATGATAATCATTATCATTTGGGCTTTGGGCAAGAAAAAACCGGGTTTTTAACCCGGCTTTAATTTAAGGCTTGATTTCAGGTAATTTTTACTACGTTACCTAAAATCATAATCTTATATCCTTTGGATCTAAGATTTTCTAGTTTTTTTGATAGTTTCAAGGCAATTTTATTTGCCTTTACTTTTCTATCATAATCATTGCCAGCATTTTTCAAGTATTCCTTTTTAGTTTCCATATCCAATAATTTCCTTTTTGTGGCCGGGCTTTTAACCCGGCCAAGTTAATTAGATAGGTTTGCTATTTGCAAGGGCGGCAAAAATCTTGTTAAGCGCCGTTTTGTTCGCCTTGGTCAGGCTTTCGGTTTCTGCTTCGGTAAAGCCAAGAACATTACCAATTGCATCCGCTACGGTGTCCTTCTTAACAGGTGCTTCACCCGTCTTTGTCGTGCGCACCTTGGCAATATAAACCTTTTCACGGCTCAGTTTTGCAATAACGGACCTAACGCTTTTTCCCATGCTAGAAGCCAGCAATTCTACAGTTTCCTTTGTAGGATTGGCTGTGTATTCCGCAATCATTTCAGCGGTTTGTTCGGACGTGTAGTTTTCGATTTTAGTGGTTGCCATTTTTGATTCTCCATTTTGGCCGGTTTAGGAATTTTGGGGTTTCGCTGGCCGTTTCGTCACCCCATGAAAAACATTATATAGGATTTAATTCATTTTTGCAAGTATTTTTTTAAAATATTTAGTTTTTTTCACACAACCAAGAAACAATACATTTACCTAGGACATTAAACAGCAATTCTACAGTTTCCTTAGTAGGTGGATTAGCCTTGTATTCCGCAGTTATTTCAACGATAGTTTCAACGATTTCATCAATAGTGTAACTTCCAATTTTATTAGTTGCCATTTTCGATTCTCCATTTTAGCCTGTCCAGGAATTTTTTGGGATTTCGTCACCCCATGAAAAACATTATATAGGATTTAATTCATTTTTGCAAGTTTTTTCTTTAAAATATTTTGCATCCTTTCCACAACCAAAAAATATTGCATTTCTTTCAGCCATGCAATATTCAGCATCCTGTTCTATTTGAATCCTCTCCCCTGAAACAGGGCTGATATAATAAGCCGGTTCCTTCAATTTTCTAGTACAGTAGCCAGCATTAAAAAACTGGCAATCTTTGCATAATTTCATTTTGTCAATTCCTTTTTAGCCTTAATCATCAAACTCATAGCCTCATTTTCCGGCATATAAAGCGCCAGTAGATTAAACGAAGCGGAAAAACTAAATTTCATGGCTTTAAACATAGCAAGAATATATGAAATCCTTGCATTATTTACGGTTTCCATTTTTAACCCTTTCTTTATTTACCTGATGAGTTAATTATACACGAAATCACAAAAAAGTGTACGATTATTTTTATGGAGTTATAAATAAAATTAGTGCAAAAAGCGCTTGACAATTTTTTAGTGGCATGATAAAATTGGCGCCGCAAGCCATTGATTTTAAAGGCTTTTTTATTTTCCTTTAAAATCAATGGCTTGCGTAAAATTATGGGCAAAACAAAACCTGGTAAAGCCAAGTTTTGTCAAGATTTTTATTTTGCAATAAATGCATCTTTTAATTGACATTCTCGCCAGTTATAGGGCCTCATTTTTTTACGCCAATTTTTACTTTTCAAAACATTAACCAAAATATGCCGCTCAAAATCTTTACAGTCTGATAATGCCGTGTGCTGTTCTGCTGCCTTTATGCCAGTAACATAATGGCACATAACTTCGGCATTGGTTTGATAAGTGGCATTTCCCAATTCCGTAACCTTATTAAAATAATGGTTATCAAGTACGAATTGACGATATTTTTTAGTTTGACCATACAAGCCGTAAGCCATCTGCCACAGGCAAAGGTAATCATTAAACCGGCTGAAATCAATCCCTGATTTCTGCAATTTATCTTTATCAAAAGCGGCATTATAGGATACGGCAATAACTTCGGGATATTTTGCTATAACTCGGTCAAGCCAGCGATTAACTCCCTGAACCGATGATATCATAATCGAACCATTTTCAAGCATATTCGCATATTTTTGCTGGCGTAGTTTCAGATTCCAAAGTGTGCTTTGATTATCATGGAATAACGGCTCATTGGCAAAATCCTTTAGAATAACCGAGCATTCCGATTCAATTACACCATGCCTGTCACACAAAACCGCCCCAAAATCATAAACATGATCTTCCATTGTGGTTTCAGTGTCAATTATCAAAAACATCTGTTTTTTTGCCATTTTCTTTTTTCCCTATTTTACCGTTTTGCAGTTTGCAGGTACGGACAATCAACCATGAAGCGCTTATTATACAGCATTTTTATTTAAAAAAGCAAGGTTTAATGCCCTTGTTTGGAAGGAATATATACGCCTTTAATATTAAACTTATCACAAACAGCCTTTAGGTAATTGGTATTATCCTCAAAAAATACGGCATTATTACAGGCTGTTTTAAAATTTTTTAGGTTAAAAAATTTCTGTAAACCTTTAATTTTCAGAGTAGCGCCGGATTGGTTATCCCCTTCCTTTCTGCTGATAAAGTAGTCTGGCTTACCTAGTTTTTCATTAACAAACTTCCAATCCTGTTCACCCATTATCCGGGCAGTCGCAATTATAACGTAAGTTTCATTATCTGCTAAATCCGCTTTATATTGTTCGGCTAACGGCAGCAATGAATCGTTAAAAGCCTTATGGCTGTTATTGCGCCAATAGTCTAAATCAATCATTTCCTTCCCGTTTTTTTCTATTGTTTTATAACGATGGATGCTACAAACTATCGTGCCATCCATATCATAAATTGCCAGTTTTTTAATCATTTCCATTTCCTTGTTTTGTTGTTTACCTGATGAAAATAATTATATATGAAGTAATAAAAAAATGCAAGATAATTTTTTAATCATTTCCATTTTCTTGCATTTTTTTTTTTTTACCTGGCTTTGTCAAGCAAAATATATTTTCCTGGCTTTGTCAAGCAAAATATATTTGCGTATTTTTATAAAAAACGCTTGACGCGTACCATTTTATTATGGTAAAATTGGCGCGCCCAAATGAGAATAATTCTCATTTGGGCTTTATCAGCAATTTTATGCTGGATTTACAACAAAGACAATCTTGTCAGGAATCCGCGAAGGATATTCATTAGAAAAGGTCAAATAGTTAATTTTAGGATTAGTTACAAGTAATTCCGGGCTGTAAGCAGGGAAATATTTATAATTCAAATATTCCAGCGCTTTTCTAATAATTGCCTTTTCGTCAAAATATGCGCCAAATTCATTTTTTGGAATTTCGCGGATATCTTCGTATAATTCCATGATATCTATAACAATTTTCATTTTCTCATTCTCCAATCATAATATGCTGAAATCAACAAGAGTATTAAAATACCCATTAAATCATACGCTTTTATTTCCATAAAAGTGTAAAAAAGTAAGGCAAGAAGCATCACAATAGCATATTTTATCATTATTTAGCCTTTTTTCCTTTGGTTTAGCGTTATAAGTGGATGGTATACATCAGGGGTCAATCCCATTTTAACCATTGTTTCCTTCCAATGCTTCCCGTGTTTAGCATCCCCCATTAAACGATATGCAATATGATGGCATAATTCATGCGGAATAATAACTTTGTAAAAATATTCCTCATTGTGTGCCATTAGATAAACGCTTAAATCAATTTTATTTGAATCAAGCCATGCCCGGCCAGCCGTGGAAGTTAGGCGATTATTCATAACAATAATCGGCATTTTTCCTATTTTATCCCCAAAAATGCATATTGCATAGTTCCACCATCCCGTGGCATTTCTTTGCGCTTTAGCTAACATAATTTACAATCCCCCACAGATTAACGCAAGAAAAAAATGCCCATTGCACGATTCCGGCTTTATCTCGCACGTCAACAGAAGCATAAAGCCATGCAATAGAACCAGTTAAAAATGCAATATAGCCGTAAACTTGCAAGCCAGAATTGGCAGCAACCAAAACCGCGCCGACAATTCCTGCAATAGTTCCAATCCATTTAAACATTTTAGTTTATCCTTAGTTGATGGAATAATTATCCTATATTTTAAATAGTTTGCATATAACCCCTATTGGGTATTGACAAGCCCTGGGTTATCGTGATAAAATTGGCGCGCCCAAGCCTTTGAAAACAAAGGCTTTTTTATTATTATTATCAAAGGCTATTCTATGTTGTAACCAATGCTTTCAAAATACTTCATCCAGTTATGAAAACTTAAGCCGTGGCCTACTTCTTCTTTATTTTCTAGCTGCCAAGCATGGATTAGCTCATGTAAAATGGTTTCCTCAATTGCTTTAGTAGTCATATTAAGAACAGTGGAAATCTTAATATTATGATATTCCTTCATATTCTTATCCAGTTTGGATTCATAGTATCCAAACGTCTTACTTGATGAGTTTGGCCTAACTTTAATTCTATATTGTAGATTAAAGCCATAATATGCATTAAATGCATTGGCTTTTTCCTCAAGGTACGCTCTAGTTGAATGTTTCATGATTAAAATCCTTTCCATTGAACATAACGCAATGTTACCATAAGCAATGCAAAAAGTACAGCAATAGGCAAAGAAGCGGCAGAAATCAATGCCATAATCATGCCCAAGGTAATACCTTTTAATAGTGCGCCCATTTTGTTAGCCTCATTCATTGTGTTATTTGATGATTCATTATTGCATAGTGGGCACAATTTTGCAACATATTTATTTATATTTATTTTTGATTTATCTATTGACAAGCCCTGGATTATCATGGTAAAATTGGCGCCGCCAGATGCGAATGAGAATCATTCGCTATACAGCAGAACATCAAGCCGGCATGATATTTGCTTATCATGCCAGCTTGATGTTCATTCAGCCTTAATGGCTTTCAGCAGTTTAGCAAGTACAGTCCTATTTGCTTTAGACAAGGAAGCGCATTCTGCTTCAGTAGCGCAGACCAGAAACCCGACCTGATAAGCCAGATCATCCTTTTTAACAGTAGCCTTATCAGACTGTGCATTTTTGACCTTGGCTTTGTAACAGCCTTCCCTGCTAAGTTTAGCAACGACAGACCTAACGCTTTTACCCATGCGCTTCGCCAATGCTTCCACAGTGACGCCTTCGTTAGTATATGCCTCAATCATTGCAGCAGTTTGTTCAGCCGTATAGTTTACTTGTTTAGTGGTTGCCATTTTTGATTCTCCTTAGTTTTTGCTTCATTGAAAGATTATATTATAGTAGAGTTAAGCATAGCTGTCAAGGATTATTTTACTAATATTATATTTATTTTTTATCTGTTACCTATTGCCTGTACCTGTGTATTGTGGTATACTAAGGCAGGGGCGGTTATTAGACTTGCCCTTTTTCACCCGCTCGTTCACCCATACCCACGTAAAACTTTATAAAGTCCCATCAAAAGTCAATTAGGCGATAACTGCGATAACTGCGATAACTGCGATAACTGCGATAACTGCGATAAGCATAAAAAATTTTTAACTTGACATAATTTCCTTAAGCTGTTATAATATCTATATTATCATAATTATAACATATCATGAGCCTGCCTATTACTCCACCTGCCCAAGTAGTACAAATCTCTCCAGAAGCATTGGAAGTAGCTAACCTTTATTTACAGTGCCAAAAGATGGAAACCGTATCTCTAGAATTAGATATACCAATAGAGGAAGTATCTGCAATACTATCGCGCCGAGAGGTAAGAGCCTATATTGACCAAGTATTCCAAGATGTTGGGTTTAATAATAGATTTAGGATGAGAGGTGTAATGGATACTCTAATCCAGAAGAAACTTAAAGAGTTAGACGAAGCCGATATAGGATCATCAAAAGATATTGCAGATCTATTAGCTCTTAGCCATAAAATGACTATGGAAGTCTTAGATAGAGAAATTAAACTAGAGGCAGCAAGGGCTAGTAATACAAAAGTCCAGACTCAAGTTAATATGCAAGTTAATGATTTTGGGGATGGTAGTAAGTACGGAGACCTTATTAATAAATTGTTATCAGAAGGTAAATAAATGTTAGACGCTATTACACACGAATATAATAAATCTGTAGCGTATCTTAATAAGGGTAACTATAAAAAAGCTCTCACAATACTTAAAAAGTGTCTTAGCCAGGTAGAATTTAAGGAAGCGTATCTAAATATTGGAAACTGTTATAGGATGTTGGGTCAGGATACTAAAATGATTGAGTCCTATAAGAAAGCCTGCTCACCTAAAATAACTTTTCTAGATGGCCATACTATAGAGGAGTACCCGGCTGGTCTAAATAACCTAGGTCTTGCTTACTATATGTGTGGATATGATGATCTAGCTATTGAGTGTTATGAGAAAGCAATTGCTGTAGAGCCCAAATTCTGGGATGCCTGGTGGAATTGCAGTACAGCAGTATTACGTAAGGCTTCTTCTGGGCAACTTGATTTATTCCCAGAAGGATGGATGATGTATGATGCCAGGTTCCTAAAGACACCACCTATTAAAATGAAGAATACTAAAGAGTCCCTAGTTTATTGGGATAGAGTATCTTCCGGCACAGCAATAATTGTCTTAGCAGAACAAGGTATTGGTGATGCTATTATGTGGGGTCGCTACCTGCCTCTATTAGCAGAAAAATTCTCTGAAGTATATGTACAGTGTGATGCAGAGTTAGAGCCCGTATTTTCCGACTATAAATGTGTTAGAGATGCATCTGAGTGCCCAGCCGAATTAGCTATTCCAATGTGCACACTTTCTAAATGTTTTGATACTATTCCTTCTGGAGATTGGTTACGTGATAAATTTTCTGCATTTGATTTTGGCCCCTCTGAGAGGCTTAATGTGGGTGTTGTACATTGTGGTTCAGCTACTCATGCTAATGATCGTAATAGGAGTATTCCTATACACCGTTTTCATTTCCTTAGTAAGTATGTTAATCTTTACAGTCTTGTACCAGGTTTTAATACTACTAAACATGTTACTGGGCTGGATATCCACTCATGGGAAGATACGGCAAAATACATTAATGGACTGGATCTTGTCATCTGTGTCGATACGTCGGTAGCTCATATGGCTGGGTCTCTTGGAGCTAAAACATGGCTCCTACAACCATTAAAAGAAACAGATTTTAGATGGGGTAATAACGTTTCTTCTAGCGTATGGTATGACTCTATACAAATTTTTAATAATCCCAACTCTTGGGAGCATGTATTCTCCCAAGTAGAGGATGCAATAAAGTCGGAGTTATATTTATAGTATGTTACTTATTAGTCGTCCAGACATAGAATCAGAGTATATTCAGGAATTTGATGTATCTGAGCGTTTCATCAAACTACCTGTAGCAAAGTATTTAGAGTTATTACCTATTAAGATTGATGGTAGGTCTAGTAATGTATTGGAAGAGATCAATAGACCTCAAATTGCATTAATCAACGCAATCAACTCACCTAAGTATAGGTTTGTGTGCGCTGCGCTAGCGCGACGACTAGGTAAAACCTATATTGCTAATATTATTGCACAGCTTATAGTACTAATACCTGGATGTAATGTACTAATTATGTCCCCAAACTACTCACTCAGCTCTATTAGTTTCGAGTTACAGCGTAAGTTAATGGGAACTTTTGATCTTGAAATAACCCGTGATAACTTAAAAGATAAGATTATTGAACTATCCAATGGATCAACTGTTAGAATGGGTTCTATTAACCAAGTAGATTCATCAGTTGGTAGGTCATACACTCTGATTCTATTTGACGAAGCAGCTCTATCACGAGATGGTGAAGCTGCCTTTAACGTTAGCTTACGACCAACTCTAGATCTGCCCAATAGTAAAGCTATATTTATTTCAACACCTCGTGGTAAGAAGAACTGGTTTAGCCGCTTCTACGCCCGAGGGTTTAGCCCAGAGTTCCCTGAGTGGGCTTCTATTACAGCAGACTATACCGAGAATAGTCGTATGGACGAGAAGGACGTTCGAGAAGCTCGACTATCCATGACGTCAGCCGAATTTGAACAAGAGTACCTTGCTTCATTCAATACCTATGAGGGACAGATCTACGCTCTTAGCGAAGAAAACATTGTTGATGAACTACCAGAAGGCAAATACGAGTACTTTGGGGGAATTGACCCTGGCTACAAAGATCCAACCGCAGTAGTAATCATAGCCTACGATATAGAGAATAACATATACTATATTATTGAAGATTATTTAGAGGCACAGAAAACCACTGCACAACATGCTGAACATATTAGCGAGATGCTATTTAGAAATGACGTGGAAGTGCTATTTATTGACTCAGCAGCTGCACAATTTGCAGGCGACCTAGCGTATAGCTATGATATTGCCACAATTAAGGCTAAGAAGGCAGTACTTGAAGGAATCGCATACGTCCAGACTCTAGTACAGAGAGATCAATTAAAAGTATTAAGAAGCTGCAACCATGTATTAGATGCTATGGATCAGTATCAGTGGGATCCTAACGAAAACTTAACAAAAGAAAAACCTGCTCATAATGAAGCGTCTCACATAGCAGACGCTATTAGGTACGCTTTATACTCCTTTACTCTATAAGATAAATATAAAATGAACTCTGGAATCTATAAACTAACATTTAAAAGTGGTAAGTACTATATTGGCAAAAGTAATAATATAGATCGTAGGTGGAAAGAACACCACGATAAATTTAATCGTGGAAAAGCTGCTACTCGTATGCAGCAAGAGTTTAATAAGTATGGTATGCCTAAAGGAGAGGTTTTACTATATTGCCACGAAGATCATATAGATATTATGGAAGCTTTGTACATTCATAGTAATTGGGGACCAAATATACTAAATGGTACTCATCCTACTACAGTTAGCCAGAGTGATTATAATGCTTTAGTTAAACACCCAGAGCTACTAAACTATAGTACTGCCTCACACTGTCTAACCATTTATAATAACGCAATAGAGATACGTGATTTAAAGAAAGAACTAGAAAATACTAATAGAGAGTATAAGAGAAAAGTAGCAGGTATAGTATCAGGTACAGCATTACAAGAATCTGAAGATCTAGTATCAGAACTTGAATCAGAAGTACTAGATCTAAAGAGAGAGTTACGTAAACTTAAATCACGTAACTGGTTTGAACGCCTTTTTAATCTATAGGGAAAACATATGGCATGTAAACCAAAACCAGGTAAGAATCCAACACCTAAACCTAAGAAGTAAATAAAACCGCTAACTATTAATAGTTAGCGGTTTTTTTATACCCAAACATTGCCACCACAATCAAGTAAAAGTAAATACTACATTTTATGGCCCAGCATAAAAAATTTTATCCTTGACTTATGCTTGCATCTATGAGATAATATCCTATAAATCAAAGATAAGAGCTTAAAAAATGGCATCTAATACAGGGGCTAACAAACGTATTCCAGTGAAATGGATTAGAGACGGAGCTAAAGCCGCTTATATTAAGCAACCAGCCTGCCAAATATGCGGGTCGACTGAAGATTTAGAGCTGCATCATACTAATTCAGTAACTCTAATGTTAGAAGCATGGGTAAAGAAAACTGGATATAGTATTGAAACAGACGAGGATGTGCTAGCAATTAGAGACGAGTTTATAAACACCCATTACTCACAAATGTACGATCAAGTGTATACCCTTTGTAATACTTGCCATGTTAAATTACATGGGATATTTGGAAAGGCACCTCCACTTAATACGGCAACTAAGCAGAGTAGATGGATTGGTTTACAAAAGGATAAGTTCTCTGGCGTAGCGCCCGAAAAGAAGGCCGGAGCCTTTAGCAATTTCTACTAAAGGAATACTATGAGTTGGTGGAATCCAATCAGCTGGGTTAAAGCTAATCCCGCTCAAGAAATTATTGCATGGTCAGCAGGTAGTAATGTACCTACTGACTCAAGTGTTACATACGCGCAGGCTCACGATAAACTAGAAAGTGTTAACCGAGCCGTTAGTATGGTAGTTAATGCCTGCGCTAGCTTAGACTATGATGTTAAGGATAAAGTACTAGAGGGAACAGTAATAGGTGTAAAACAAAAAGCCTTATTTAACCTATTAAACTTTAAACCTAATCCGCATCAATCAGCGCAAGAATTCAGAACGCACTTATTCACAGACTTCATCTTAGAAGGTAATATATTTATCTACTACGATGGAGCCTATATGTACCATCTACCAGCTAATAAAATGGTAGTATTACCAGACGCTAAGACATTTGTTAAAGGTTATACATATAATAATATAACTAACTTTAAGCCTGATGAAATTATACACATTAAAGAGATTAGTAGTACTTCTGTGTATAGAGGCTCTAGTAGATTAATGGCAGCTGATAGAACAGTTAAAACCCTTTATCGTATGCAAGCTTTTCAGGATCAGTTCTTTGAGAATGGAGCTGTAGCGGGTCTAGTAATTGAAACTGACAATACTCTTAGCCAAGTTGCTAAAGATAGAACAATCCAGAATTGGATTACTAAATATAATGTAAAGAATGGTGCTAGACGCCCCATGATACTTGATAGTGGTTTAAAATTGAAGAACATTGGTGAAGCCAATTTTAAAGATATGGACTTCGATAACTCTATTAGAACTCACGATGTTAAAATTCTATTGGCCCTAGGAGTACCAGAGACACTTATCTATGGTGGAAATAACGCCAATATCTCTCCAAATTTAAGGCTATTCTATTTAGAAACAGTCTTACCAATTGCACGTAAATTAGTATCTGGAATTGAAAGATATTTTGGATATGATGTTGAAGTAGTAACTACAACAGTATCAGCATTACAGCCAGATATCAAAGATATCGCATCGTATCATAGCTCTTTAGTAAATGGAGGTATTGAAACACCTGCAGAAGCTAGAGAAGCATTACGCCTAGAAAAAATAGCTGGTACAGATCAGATAAGAGTTCCAGCTAATATAGCCGGTTCAGCAGTAAATCCAGGAGTTGGTGGTGCACCTCCTAGTCCCAATGACGGCAACTCAGCACCGTAAAGGAGTATTATGAAGGTAACTGATAAGATTTTATATCTTACCTCTCAGTTTAAGAAGGATATGCCCCTGCCAAAAGCAGGAGACACCATTGATTCTATCAATATCGAAGGGTACGCAAATACTACTAGTGTAGATAGAACTGGTGATATTATCCCAATGCCTGCTTGGAATACAGCACTTGAAAACTACTTAAAAAATCCTATTATTTTGGCTTATCATGACCACGACGAGCCTATTGGTAGAATGGTAGATTATAGAGTGGATGCGCAAGGCTTATGGGTTAAGGCACGTATTTCAGCAGCTGCTGAGGATGTTTTTAACTTAGTAAAAGATGGTGTACTAACCGCATTTAGTGTTGGATTCATCATTAAAGATGCTATGTATGATTCTGTAACAGACTTGTTTATTATCAAAGAGCTAGAACTTCTAGAGATCTCGGTAGTATCAGTCCCAGCAAATCAAGATAGTATATTTAGTCTTTCCAAGTCATTTGAAACTGACGAGGATTATAGTAAATTTAAAAGTCAATTTGCAGCGAAAAGCGAATCAGCTAAAGGGCTAGAGTCCTCAGAGCCAAGCAAAATTGACCCAATTAAAAAGGAATGGAATATGGATCCAAAAGAATTAGAAGTAATGCTAGCTAAAGCCGCAGAAGATGCTGCAACCAAAGCAGTAGCTGCTGTAACTGAAAAAGCATTGGCGGAAAAAGCAGCTGCTGAAAAAGCAGCTAAAGAAGAAAAAGAAATCAATGACAAGATTGCTGCTGCTATTAAAGTAGGCCAATCAGGTGCAGAGAAGCTTCTTACAGATATCGAAACACGTATTGCTACACAAGAGCAAGCATCTAAAGATGCCCTAGCTGGTCTAGAAGCAACAATTCGTGAAAAGACAGAAGAACTTGCTGCTATCCAAAAAAGCAAGATGAACTTCTCTGATAAAGATGCTGGTCAAGCTACTACTTATGAAGAACGTGAAAAAGCAGTTCTTGCTGCAAAAATCATGGGTAAATCATTGGGTGGTACTAAGTTTGGTAGTAGTATTATTGAAAAGACTGGTGCTCATGAGGCTTCTGCAACATGGGAACTAGAAGTTTCTCTAACAATGGAATCGGAAATTCGTCGTCGTTTAGTTATTGCTCCTCTGGTCCGTCAGATCGCAATGCAAACCAACGTTATGACTATCCCAGTTAATCCAGAAGCAGGTTTAGCAACTTGGATGGCTAATAGCTCATTCGGTACTACTGCATCTCCTGGTGCTGCTCAAGTTCACCAACTAAAAGAAATTACATTGAACGCATATAAAGTTGCTACAATGGAATATCTGGCATATGAAGAAGAAGAAGATGCACTACTTGTACTTCTGCCAATCATCCGTGATGCAATGATTCGCCGTGTAGCCCGTGCTGTGGATAAGGCATTTGCTCTAGGTGCAGGTTCTGGTGCTGATCCAGTTAAAGGTATGTCTTTATATGACGCAACTTCAGTTGTAACTCCTACTAGTACTGGTGCAGCAACTATAGCTAACCTACGTGCACTACGTAAAGATCTAGGATATTGGGGTCTTGATCCAGCCGAGCTAGTTTATGTTGTTTCTACTGAAATATACTATGATCTTCTTGAAGATACTTCATTCCAGACAATGAATCAGGTCGGTGTTCAAGCAACTCTACTAACAGGTCAAGTAGGTTCACTTGGTAATACTCCAGTTCTAGTTTCTGATGCTTTCCCAACCAAAACTGGTGGTACTGCATCTGCAACTACTAATATTGGTGCTTTCTGTATTGCTCCAGCAAACTTTATCGCCGGAAATCAACGTGGTCTACGTTTCGATACACAAGATCTAGTTGAAACACAACGTAAAGTTTTAGTAGCTTCTCTACGTACTGGTATGACTCAATTGTCTACAGTCAATGGTATGGGTATTTCTACTCTACGTTGGTCTTAAGTAATTAAAGTTGAGGGCTTAGGCCCTCTTCTTTTATAAGGGTTTAATGAACCCTTATAAAAGAATACAAGGAGTAACACATGGGGTTAAATCTATTTACTCTAGCTGAGTATAAGGTATACGCAGGAATAGTAAGTACAACACAAGATACTCAAATTAATGCTCTAATTCCAAGAGTTAGCCAATTAGCAAAAACTATATGTGCTAGAGCATTTAATGATTATGTAGATGATGCAAAAGTAGAGGTATATGCTGGAGGTACTACCAAACTAGCAATGTCTGAATATCCTCTAATTGCACTATCTAGTGTAGAGTACTCAGATGACTATGGGGCTACATATACACCCCTTGTAGAATTCACTGATTTTGTAGTTGATTCAGAAGATGGGCATATAACTTCTGTAGTACCTACTGGATTTCCAAAAAAGATTAATGGGTATAAAGTTACATATACTGCTGGATTTGATCCAATACCAGAAGATTTAAAAGTTGCAGTAATGGATCTATTATCTTACTACTTGAAGAATGATATGGCAGTTAAATCTCAACGTAATGCTGGTGCTAATACTGTTCAAATAGAGTATATTACTAAGAATACTCTACCATCGCATATCTCACGTGTATTTGATCTTTATAGATCTACGGTGAATTAAGATGGGGAAAAAAGTTGATTTAAAAGAGCTCATACGTAGTAAGTCTAAAGAGTTCTTTGACACGTTATATACTGATTATAGACCTGAACTAGATGCAAATATAACAATATTAGACTTATCGTATGAATCTCTAAAAGTAAATGTTTATTTAGGTGATAAATTAAGCAGTACCCAAGCAGAAGTATATGATAGAGTATACGATACTCTATACACTGTAGTAAAAGAGAAAATGCCCAGTAATAGAACCTTCTACTCTTTAGAAGATCCCAGGGTAGAAGAACATTTAAAAACAAGGGATGGAAAGTGGTATATATTTCTTGTAGATGGGGGAAAGAACCACTTCTTTTTAGTAGGAAGGAGTTTCGATTCTACAAGAAACTTTATAAGTGATAATGTGTCCTCAGATCCAAGACTATCTAATACTAGGTTCGGAACAACAAAACTGTTCCGAGAAATACTTGATAGTAGTGATAGCTCTACCGTGGAGTATAAAACCACTACTAGATCCAAAGTAGATATAGGACATATTCCCTCAGAAGATAATGAGAATTTAGTATCGCCACTAGAAAAGAAAGTACAGGCAGTATTAGATCTGGCGTATAATACTGGGAATAGTAGAATAGAGCAACAGGCACGTAAGGCATTACAAGACTTATATGATATTCAAGCGTCCTTTGCTTATAGTTTTAAAAATACTTCCCAAGAAGATATTAATACAGCCCGTAGAATACTAGGCAAAGGCTATGTAGTAGTTACATTACATACCAAAAATAAAAATGCTAAATTCTCTAAAAAAGAATTAGCAATATTTAATAAGTTAATTCATGAAATAGCTCTAAGTCTTCCTAGTACATCTGGTTCCAATACTATAATACAAGATTTAACCGAAGAAATAGTTAGTAACCTAACTGGAGAAAAAAAGAAAGTAAGTGCACATGGAGAGCATGCTGGCACAGTAACTGCAAATCTTAGTAAAAAAGTAGGTGTAACCTCTAATACTACTAGAATTAACATAAGGGCTAGAAACAGATTAGGTCAATTCACAAGCCTTGCTGGTTTACAGACGCTGCTGAATCAGGCCCTCGCAAAACAAATTAGAAATAATATGGGTACTGGAAGTTCACGTAATATATTAAATAATAGAACTGGTAGATTATCAGAATCAGCTAAGGTAGAAAGACTATCCTTGTCTAGAGAAGGTATGATTACAGCATTTTATTCATATATGAAGTATCCATATGCTACATTCTCAGAAGGTGGAAGACAAGAACTTCCACGTTCAAGGGATCCCAAACTACTAATATCAAAGAGTATTAGAGAGTTAGCAGCAACTCTAGTATTAAATAGAATGAGGGCAGTAAACATATGAGTGTACGTACCTCAATTGTAAAAGCATTATCTGAAAAATTAAAGTTAATAGATGGTACTGGTATCTATAAAACCAATATATTTAATAATGTGTATCCTAAGCTAGTATTCTGGGATGAGTGTAATGACTTTCCAGCTATTTATATGTCTACCGGTTCAGAAACTAGAGAATATTTACCAGGTAACTTCAAATGGGCATTTCTTGGAGTCTCTCTTAAATTGTATGTAAAGGGTGAAGACCCAGCACAACAGCTAGAAGAATTACTAGAAGATGTAGAGAAGTGTATTGACCTTAACCGCACTTTAGTTTATGATCCACTAATAGTAGGTGCACAAACTACCGAGATACTAATTAATAGTATTATAACAGATGAGGGGCTTCTGGCACCTTATGGAGTAGGAGAGATTAATCTTGTTCTACAGTACCAAGTGATGTAACCCGTATATTAGCATATCATGTACAGATAAATATCTAGTCAGTATATGACTAATATGCACAATTATATAAAGGAAATAATATGGCCTATAATTTAGCCCGTAATTCACGCGTGTTTGTTACTACAAACTTAAACACCGCTACTGGGGCAGTTCTAACAACTGGTCTTAGTACTACCAATACTTGGGAAGTTCAAGTATTAGATGGTTTTAAGTTTGCTCAGGCAACAAACTCTGCAAATATTCAAATCAAAGAAGGTGGAAATACACCTATTCGTGGTCAGCGTGCATTTAATACTGCTCTTAATCCGGTAGATATTACATTCTCTACGTATATGCGTCCACGTTTAAATGGTGGACAAGTAACTGCTGAAGAACGTGTATTGTGGAATGCCCTAATGGGAGCAGTTGGTATTGATGGAACAGTTCAATATGGTGCAACAGTAGCTGGTGTAACAGTGACTGGTACTACTTTAACTGCACTTACTCGTTCTTCTACAACTTCATCTGCAGTTACTATGGCAGGTGCAACAATTACTGCAACTGGTCTAGCACTTAATGAAGTTGTAAGCATTACGGGTATGACTGGTACAGGTGCTTCTTACTGGAACCAACCTGCTAAAGTTACTTCAATTGCTGCAGGTGCAATTGTATTTACGTATATTACAGCTCCAGATGCTGCTGCAGGTACTACTTCTGCTGGTGTACCTGCTTCAGGTCAGATAATTCTGAAACGGGGTGCATGGGTTGAGTATCCGACCGCAACTGGTGTACCTACATCATATGCGCAGCTTACAAGCGGTGCATCTAATAAGAACCAAATGCAACCAATCGGTTTTATCTTCATTGTAGACAGTACCGCATATACTGTAGATAACTGCGCTATTGATCAAGCTCAAATTGACTTTGGTCTTGATGCTATTGCAACGGTTGCGTGGACTATTAAGGGTACTAAACTTAACCAGATTACTATGCCAGTACTATCTGCAACAACCGATCCTGTATTTAGTGGTTCCTTAACAGGTACTGCAACAGGTAAGATCACTACAGCTAACTATATTACTAATAAGCTATCAACTGTTACTCTACAAAGCAACCTTGGTGGTATTGGTGGTACGACATATGCAGTAGTTATTACCGGTGGTAGCATGACCATTGCAAATGGCGTTACTTATGTAACACCTGCAAATATTGGTGTACTAAATATTCCAATTGGTTACTTTACTGGTACTCGTGCAATCTCTGGTAACGTAACAGCATATCTGAAGTCTGGTACTGGTTCACATACTGGTACACTACTAAATGATATCTTAGTAGCATCTGCAACTAATACTGATACTAAATATCATATGCAAATAGAGGTTGGTGGTGCAACTGCAGGTACTCGTGTAGAACTAGAAATGGATGGTGCTATGCTTGGTATCCCTTCTGTAGATATCGCAGACGTTGTATCTACAAGTATTACGTTTACTGCACAGGCTGCACAAGCTGATATTGGTGCAGCAAATGCCCAATACGATATTGAGAATACAAACGAACTATTAGTTCGCTACTACTCTCTATAATTGTTTCACAGGGTGGGGATTGATCCCCCCACTCTCTTTTTCTTTAATTATAATAAGGTATTAAAATGTCAAACGCAACTGTAAGTCTAAAAAGTCTCCTAGTTCCTACTAAAACGGTAGAAGTTGAATACCCAGGCATGGAAGGATTCAAGCTTAGTCTGTGTTTTCTATCTCGTGAAGAGCTGATGAAAATCAGAAAGAAAGCAACTAAAATGGAGTATAAGAATCGCCAACCAGTAGAAACATTAAATGATGAACTATTCTTGCAACTATATGTTGATGCAAGTATTAAAGGTTGGCAAGGGTTGAAATTCTCCTATCTAGTAACACTCGCTCCAGTTGATATCACAGGACTAAAAGATGATGATTGTATAGAGTACTCTCGTGAGAATGCACTATATTTAATGAAGTCCAGTGCCAATTTTGATTCCTTTATTAGTGAAACTGTGACAGATTTAGCAAATTTTCAGCAGACCAGTGGGACACAGTCTACAGTCAAATAAAGTCATATTATCAGAACTCGCAAGTAAATATGAGCAGAGACTCATATTTTGAAATGTGCGAAATGATGGGGACTGAGCCTATAGAGGAAGAGATACCAGTAGAATTATCTGATCTACATGAAGAAGTTCAGGAAGCCCTTCTAGTATATAATATGCTACAAGATAATTGGGACTCTATGAATGGTATTTATATGGGTAAAAACTTCGCAGGCATATCTGATATTTTAGAAATGCAAGAAGTAGAAGATAAAAAAACCTGTTATCTAATTCTTAGGATGCTAGATAGTAGACGAAGAAAAATTCTTAACTCAAAAAGTAAGTCTACTAGTTAACCACTGAAGTAGAAACAAACTAAGCTCACTATATAAATATAGTGAGCTTTTTTATTGCCTATATAAAAATTATCCTTGACATTTGCATGCTCTAATGTTATAATGGACTATAAAATGTTATATGTACGAATATAAGAGAGGTGCCAAGTATGTCAGAAACAGTAAGAGTTAATATAGACGTAGGCGATAATGGAACTACTGCTAAGCTTAATGAAGAGGCGGCAAAATTACGCAGTAACTATGAGGGAGCACAACGTGCAGCCTCTAGTACAAGAGCTTTTACTAGCTCGGCAGCTGCTCGTCCAGCCTCTTCAGCAATGAACCAAGCGTCAGAAGACTCTAACATGTCTCGTGGTATTGGTGGAGTAACGGGTGCTGCAGGTAGGGATTTTGCTGCTCAAGCCCAAGGTCTTGGCGGTTTAGTGCACGTATATGCTACATTTGCAGCTAATCTATTTGCTGTAACTGCAGCATTCGCAGCACTATCAAAAGCTGCTGACGTAACTAACATGGTAAGAGGTTTAGATCAGCTAGGTGCCGTATCAGGACAAGCTCTTGGCTCAATGGCTAAGCATATTACAACACTAACTGATGGTGCAATCTCTTTAAAAGATGCAATGACTGCAACAGCTCAAGCTACTTCAGGTGGCCTTTCTAGCGAACAGATAAATCGTCTTACAGTAGTTGCAAAGAACGCCAGTCAAGCTCTTGGCAGAGATATGCCTGATGCACTATCCCGTTTAACCCGTGGTATCGTAAAAATTGAACCAGAACTGTTAGATGAACTAGGTATTATGGCTAGGGTAATACCATCTCAACAGGAGTATGCTCGTCAGCTGGGTAAATCTGTGGTTGCTCTTACTAGCTTTGAGAAACAGCAGGCGTTTGCTAATGCCGTTATTACTGAAGGCGAAAAGAAATTTGGAGCAATCGAAATAGATGCTAACCCATACTCAAAGCTACTAGCATCAATGACTAACTTAGCTTTAGCTGGGGCAGAGTTAGCCAATAAAGTATTGGGACCAGTTGTCAAAATACTTGCAGAGAGCCCAACAGCCCTAGGTATAGCAATGGCAAGTATTGCAGGGATGTTATTAAGTAAAGCAATACCAGCTCTTACCCAATATAAACAGATTATGTTAGATAGCGCCATTGCTTCTGGTAAGTTAGCTAAAAGTCAAAAGGATGCAGCAGAGAGTTTTGATATTGAAGGTAAGTTAGCGGCTGGAGAGAAAGCCGCTAAGAAGCTCATACTAGCTTCCGCATCTGCAGCCGCAGAAGCTCAGCATATACTGCAAACTGGTGGAAAAAGTAAATTAGCTAATATATTTAATAAAGATGACTTTAAAGTAACAGAAAGTACATTACAAAGCATAGATAATGAGTACAATAAGGTAACAGAAAGACATATGCTGGCACAGGCAGCATATGTTAAAGCAGTTGAAGAAGGAGATAAAAAGGAGGCAGCATTAGCAGCAAGAAGAGCAAGTAATGCTGCAGAACAGGCTAAAGCAATAAGTCTGGCCAGAAGTAAAGCTGTGGACTCCATGGTACAGAGTAAAGAGGCAGACAATGCTAGAGAAAGAGCAGCAGATGAGGTAGAGAAAAATTTTAGTAGATTATCTGTAGGTGGAGCACTAGCTAAAAAAGCAGAGGATGCAGAAAAGGCTTTCTCCAAAATGGCAGTACAAGCTAATGTAGCTGGAAACGTTAAGCTGGGTGGGCTATCATATGCATTAAAAGAGCTGAAAAAAGATATAGAAGCTACTACTATTGAATTAAAAAATGCTGATGGCACAACACAATCATTTGCCAAAGTTAAACTAGATCCAATAGAGGCAGGGTTTGCTAGGTTAAAGGGTTTAATAACTGCCGCAGGTACTGCTATGGCTATAGTTGCAAGCTCTTTCCAAGCAGTATTAGTATATATAGGAATAGTCGTAGCAACTTTTCAAATATTAGATAGTATTTTTAGTAACAATGAAAAGCAGGCTGCTAATTATTCAACTGCGGTGGATACTCTAACAGAGTCCTTTGATAATATAGACAGAACTCTATCAACTATTGAAAAGAAAAAACCCTTAGAGCAAATTAACGCTATAAGTATTCAAGCAAGTGCTATGGCTCTAAAAGAGCTATCTGATAGTCTTATTAACGTAACACAGAGTTTTAAAGATTTAAATAAATATTCTAGTGGGTGGGATAAAGCCTGGGACTGGATGAAGGATATATTTGGTAAAGGTTCTCAAGATAAACTAGCAGAAGGTATGGGTAAATCAGTAGATAGAGCTCTACTTACCATTAGTGATCCAAAACGTAAAGAAGAAGCAACTAAAAATATACAAAGTCTATTTGGTGGAGAAGGCGTAGATATATCCGGAACAAATATTAAAAAAATGATGCAAAGCTTAAATGAGTCGGATGCTTTAGCAGTAGCAGAGAAGATTACCGAACAGTTAAAGAATATATCTATGGAAAGCTCTAATGCAGCCTCTAGACAAGCTGAATTTACTGACTCAATGAAAAAAGGTGCTAAAGCAGCAGCTGATTTATCTAATTCATATATACCAACAGATAAGGTATCTCAAGTGATAATAGCTCAAGTGGAAAGCCTAGGCAAATTAGCCTTAGCCTCTGCTAGTAGTAAAGGTGCAGTTACAGCGCTTACAGAAGCTGTAAGTTCCTTCAGTAACCTTAGTGCATTTCCACCAGAAATGGCTACTGAACTACTAAATCATAAAAGTGATATTGAGAAAATTGGTGAGCAATATGCTACTGCAAAAGCCGAAGCCTCTTTATATACAAAAACTCTAACAGAATTAATAGCAAAACAAAAACAACTTGAAGAAAGAAAAAACCAATTAAATAGTAATGGAAGATCTGCAGCATTTATAGATATGGATTCCTCTTTACAAGCGGAGGAAAATAAACTAAAAGCTCAGATTGCTACTATGGAAAGAGCTAAAAGTGACGCAAATAAAAATGCACAAAAAGCAGAAGAAGATATGCAAGAGATTTCATCAAAGTTCACTCCTTTAATAAGTAAGTCATTACTAGATGCATTTAATGTAGTAAATAAACTAGTAGATCAGGCGGGGGAAAAAGCAGGTATTAATCTTGCAAAAGCTATAAATGACCTAATCCCTGGTGGGGGGTCAGCAGAAGAGGCTACTAGGCTGGCACATGAAGAAATCTCAGTGCAGGAGAAAATGCTAGAAATAGATAGAGAAATGATTATTGCAATGGATACTCTTGGAGCAAAATATGCTCTGTCTGTAGCAGAAGGTGATATTAAAAAGTATGAGGGAAATAAAAATTCTCCTGAGTATAAAGCAGCACTAGCTTCAAGAGATGTTGCCATAGGTACTAAAAACCTAGTAGGAATGAGTTCTGCAGAGTTAAAAGCCTTTATAGACGCAAAGAAGGGTGAGAAAGATCAAGACCAAGTTTCTTTAGCTATAAAAAAAGAAGCATTTCAACTATATCAAAAGCAAGTTAATTTAGAGGTAAAAAGTGTAGAATTAGCTGGACAGCATAATGTTATAAGTTTACAAGGGGCTATAAACTTATTAAAACAGCAAGACTCCAATATTGCTGCTGATATAGAAGCTAGTAAAAATAGAAAAGTAGCTGATCTAAATACACTAGATATGCTAACTTCGTATTCATCTCTTTATAATGAAGTACTAGAGAAAGAAAAGCTATCTTTAAAACTACAAATAAATATGACAGAAGAAACAAAAGCTCAGCTAGCTTATGATAGTGCTAGACGGGAGCTAATTACACTAGAAAATGCTGGTGCATCCTCTTCTAGTATACAACAAGGTCGTATACGCCTAAGTATACTAGAACAGCAACTCAATACAGCCAAACAAGTTAGAATACTAGAAGATACTAAAGCAAATCAAGAAAATGATAAAGCCAGACTAGCTTCTCTAAAGTTTATAAGAGATGAAGATGCTAAAATAGCCGATTTTCAATTAAGTATTGAGAATTCAAATATAGATTTAGATAGGAAGCGTTTGGATTCTGCAAATTCCTTATACACTTTAAATCAAGAAATGTATAATGCAGAATTAAAGGCTTTAGATATTAAAGCTGAAAAATTACGTTATAATAATGATCTATTAAAGTTAGAAAATCGCAAAGCGGACGTAATAGATCCAAAACAACAACAATTAGATAGACTAGACGCCTCTATAAAAGCTGGGACAGAAGATATAGGGTCTCAATCTCCAGAATTTATGGCACAGCAAGTTTCTCAAGCCAGCCTTTTACGCACAGAGATTGGTAAACTTACTGATACACTTAATGCAGATACAGCGGCCTTAGTTACTTCCCATGAAAATAAGCTAATTGGTATAGAAATAGATCATAAAGCAAAAGAAGAAGTAAGATCCCTAAATGAACTATTAGCAACCCAAGCTGGAATTGTAGAAGGTTTAAGTGCAGTATTTGGTACTTTAGGCAATTCTATAGGTAGTGCTGCAGATGCCTTCTTTAAGATGAGTAATGCACAAGATAAATTAGATAAAGGTAAAGCACATGATGATGAAGAATTACGTAAAAAAGCAGATGCTAAAGAGTTTAAAACTAAAGAGGAAGAAATAAAAGCATTTGAAAAAGTAGAGACCAAGTATAGAACAGACTCTATTAAGAATGAATTAACAGGGTATGCAAAAATAGCTGAAGGCGTAAAAGGGTTATTTAGTGAAAAAACAGTAGCATATAAGGTGTTTAATGCATTTGAAGTAGGTCTGCATGTAGCTAAACTTGGAATGGATATAGCTGAAATTACTTCTGCATGGGCTAAGGCAGGTCAAGAAAATGCTGCAACTCTATCAACAGTACCAGTTAGTGCACAAGGAGCATTAACTAAGGCGTTAGACAATGTATTCCCGTATAACTTAATAGCCTTTGCTGTAGTAGCTGCAATGTTAGCTTCAATAGGAAGTATGTCTGGAGGAGGCGGGTCAGCCCCAGCAATTCCACAAGAAGCAACAGCTCAATATAGACAAGAACAGCAAGGTACTGGCACAGTTCTGGGAGATCCAACAGCGCACTCTAACTCAATTACTAAAGGTATTGAAATACTTTCAGCCCATAGTTTCGAAATGCTTGACTATACTCATGGTATGCTAACTGCATTAAAGAGTATTGATAAAGGTATGAGTGGATTAGCAAATGCATTAGTTAAAGTTGGAGGTATTACTGGAGTTGGTGGAAAATCAGCATTTGGTACAGTAGAATCCTCTAGTTCAAGTCCAGGATTTCTCGGTATTGGAGCAAGTAGTAGTAGTACTTCTATTACTGATACTGGTATACAACTACAGGGTACCGTTAAGCAGTTATCTGAAATGAATGGTATAATTAAACAGTATGAAACTACTGTTACTCAATGGACAAAAAGTGGCTTCTTGGGTATTGGTTCTAGTAGTGGTACTAGTGTTAATACGCAGTTTAAAGATATAATAGATAACGGTACTAAGAAACAAGTTAGTATGATATTCTCTGGTATGCGTGAGTCTATTGTAGAAGGTATGAAATTACTCTCCTTCTCCTCTAAAGATATTGCAGATTTGTTAAGTAGAGTTGATGCTATTAACTTTGTTGGAGATGCTCTGAGTGTATCCCTGAAAGGTCTTTCTGGTGATGATATTAAAAATGCCCTTAATGGTGTATTTAGTGCTGCATTTGATAAAATGGTTGGAACAGTAGCACCGTGGGCCGTTAAATTCCAAAAAGTTGGAGAGGGTCTAGGAGAAACATTCATACGTCTAGCCTCGGATGCTCGTACTCTTAATATGTCATTAGAATCTGCTGGTATGGGTGTAAATAGTTTTAACATCCAATTTGAGAAAGCGCATCCTAAAGATACTGTAAAATATGCAAGTCAAGCACAATTAACAGAACTAGATAGTGCCAATGCAGAACATGCTGCATTAGAAGCCAAAGTTAAGAAACTTAAAGAAGGTGGGCCATTCTCACTTCGTGGTATTGTTGATGTAACCGATGACAGTATATTTACAGAGTATACTAATGTACTGGCTAAGGCACAAGATGACCTTGCTAAGTCCGACGCTAGATTAGCAGCGGCCCAAAAGGATGTGGGGGATGCTACCACATCATGGGCTGAGGATCTGACAAAAGCCCAGCAATACTTATTAAACGGTGCAGGTGGAGCGGATGCTTTTAATAGTAAGTTACAGTTTATTACAGATAACTTTATGACAAGCGAGCAAAAACTAGCTCCAGTATCTGCAAGAGTTAGAAATGCTTTTGCTGATATGACACCTAAAACATCAGAAATAGGCTCAGTAGCAGGATTAGGAGCTCAACTACAATCTATGGGTCTAGCAGTACCTACCACTAGAGCTGAGTTTACTAACTTACTAACTACACTTAGTGATCCTAATAATGCTCTTGGTATTACTACAGAGAAAGGAGCAGATTTATTTAATTCATTATTAGATATTGCACCAGCCTTCGACGCTGTCGCGTCGGCCCTAGAAGGAATAGCCAAAACAGTTGCTGATATTGTAACTCGTGGTCAAGATATGATCTTCAATATGAAGATGGATGTTGCAAACCCTGAGCAAAAATACTCTTTAGTAGATCAAAAAGCTAATGATTATAATAAAATCATGCATGATTCTACAAAAACGTTCTCTGAACAAGCAATTGCGGCCAATAGACTATTAGATACAATAAATCAAGGCTGGGGATTACTTAACGATAGCCAAAAGAGCGAAGGACTAGCTCAGTATACTGCTAAAGTAACTGAGGTCATGGCCTTTATGGAAAAACAGGGCATGTCAGCTATGGTTGATATGACTCCTGATGGCATTGGTATCATTGGAGCTGTTAATTCATCTAGGGATGCTATAGTATCTGCTATAAAGTCCATAGATCCAAGTTATAACCCTAAAAATGATCCAACTTTAGCACACGCTACAGCAGATGTAATAACTCAGCATAGTATTGGTGAAATTGTATCAAGTACACTAGCCTTAGCAAATATAGCAGGAAGTACATCAGCTGCATATACTGATCCATTAGCCTTGGAGGCTGAAAAGCTACCAGGTATATTAAAAACAGTATCTGAACATGACCTAGCAAATATTGATAGTATAGCTACTAAAATGGGGGCAGATTTATCCGCTAATATTAGTTCCGCAATTGCTACTAATCCAAAAATCTCGGCAATATTGGACAATCCTACTGATGCTGGTGTTAAAGCAGCCGGTATGACATCAGAACAACTACCAGCAGCAATGGCAGGTATACTAGATCATATTAATACTTCCTCATCTACTACAATGACTAATATTGACTCAATGGTGTCTATATTTAGTAGTTTAGAAAAGAGTATAGCTAATATACCTAATAGTCCAGAGGTTGAGGCTTTCAAGCAAGATTTAGCAAGTAATAAGCAAGCACTAATAGACCAGGAATCCGCAGTTGAAGCATCTAAAGCCGCGGCAACTGCTGCAGTAGCAAATTTAGCTGCAGGTACTGGAAGTTTAGCAAATGTTACTGCTGCACTACAAGGACTAATTAGTAGTTTAGCAGCAGTAGCTAAAGAGCCTGCAAATGTAAATGTCTCTGTAAGTGTATCAGCACCTGCGGGTTCTGAAGTAGGTACTGGAGTTCACTAATGAAAACACTAACAACTGCATATTCATCTGTAGTTACTGCAACAAAAACTCTACCAGGATATTTAGTAGAGATTATAATGCCTACTACCTATTTAAGATTTTCCTCAATAGGTGATGTTACCTGGAAAGGAAATTATTTTATAGGTAGTAGTATAAAGGTTTCTGGAATTTCTTCAAATCCTGGTGGAAATTCCACCGGAAACCTTTCTCTTAGCCCAGATCCCTCAGACCCAAATATACTAGTAGGGTACGCTCTCAACTCTAATGAGGGATTTATGGGTAGAGAGATTAGGATTTGGTCATTTGATAGTACTCTAGTAGGTAGTACTACTACTGGAGTACTAGAAACGGCTGATGCCATACCTATATTTTCAGGAATAGGGGATAATGTAAGTATAGATAAGCTAGAAATTAATATTAGCCTATCATCTAGTAGTATTACATATCTATATGCCCCTAGAGTTAAGATATGTAAAGCAAGTGGTTTCAATTTTATTCAACCTAAAGGTCTACGTATTCCTTGGGGTAACGAAGTATTTGTATTGGAGTAATCAATGGCAGTCTACCCAACATTTGGACAGGATATTAGTTCAACAGAAACACTACTAGATGATATTCAAGTAGACCGTGCCTCTAATGGCCGTATACGTTTACGTGGGTTTTATGCCTCATCAGTAAAAGAGTATACAGTAGTACATACATTAACAACAACTGATAAGGATATACTGGAAACTTTTTATAATACGAATAGAAATACTAGTTTTACTTTTACTTGGGTACCTGATAATAGCTCTCATACTTGTATGTTTAGTGGAGTACCTACGTTTACTATAATTGGCCCAGGTTTCTGGACTGTCACTACTAAATTGGTGGTGATATAATATGCTATATTTACCAAATGTAAGTTGGGCTTCAACAAATAAAGATGTACCATCAAAAGATACAGTAAATTCTACTGCTACAGATCCTAAAGATACTCAACTAACAGTAGCTGCTGCAAATGCACCTATTCCTATTATATATGGTACTGTACGCTTAGGCCCTAAAATTGCATATGTAGCTCCAAAGGATTCAAGTCTAGTAATACTTGCGGTATGGGGGCATGGAGAAACAGATAGTAGTATAGCACCAACGTTCACTGTAGATGATAAACCTTTACCAGCAGGTATAAGTATATCACACTACTATGGAACTCAAACGCAACTAGTTGATACTAATATGGCATCAGCTTTAGCTGGGTATACAGATACACTACCTGGTATAACTTATTCAGTTATAACTGTACCATCGGGCACAAGTGCTGGGTTTCCAAGAATCAATGCACTAATTAGAGGTCAAAAGGTATATGATCCTAGACTAGATAGTACTAATGGAGGTAGCGGGTCTCAAAGAGTGAATACTCCTAGTACCTGGACCTATTCAGATAATCCAGCACTATGTTTAGCTGATTTTATAACTAATAGTACCTATGGGGTTGGACTTCAAGTAGATTGGGCAAGTGTAATACTTACTGCTAATTTTAATGATACTTTAGTTGGAAATCCAACGGAAAAATCTAGAACGTTAAATTTAGCCATAGAATCCCCACAAATGTGTGAAGCGTGGTTAGAAACCCTTAGACTATATGCTAGTTGCTGGCTAGTACGTTCTGGAGATATTATTAAACTAGTACCGGATATGCCGGGCTCTTCAGTATATACTTTTGATCATGATAGTGGAAATATTAAAGATATACTTAATATCAAAAAACGTGGTATACTAAATACCCCTAACGTAATGATATTAAATTATACTGATACTACTACTATACCGTATAAAAGCAATGATGTAACTATAGACAATAGTGGAGTAGCAGGCAGGAAAGAAAGTTCAATAAGTCTACCTGGTATCAATAGGTATTCACAGGGGTATAGAGAAGCAGTTGAACGGTATAATAAGCTTACCCTAAATGATCTGACTTTCGACCTTGACATCTTCGATGTAGGTATTCAATTTGAGATAGGTGATATAGTTGGAGTTAAGCATCCAATTGGTATTGCAGATCAGTCTGGTAATGCTAAATTAATGCGTATAATGGGCATTAACTCTAATAGTGCAGGTAGATATACCTTAAATTTAACTGAGTATGACCCGGCTGTTTATTCTAATATAGTTAATCCAGAACCTACTTGGGATGATACTTCTTTTATAGATCCTACTAATCCTCCTGCAGTAGTTGGACTTACTGCGATAGAAGAGGTATATCAACTAGAGAATGGTACTTGGGCTAGTCGTATAAAGGCAACTTGGTCATCAGCAATAAATTATCCCTATTTATCAACTTATTTAGTAGAGCTAACTCAAGCAGGCGAGTTAATAGATACAAAAAGAGTTAGAGAACAAACCTATAGATCTGCTACACTTAAAGAGGGTCTTGAATACGTCATTAAAGTAGCTATTATTAGTAGTATTGGTAGTATTGGTACTTGGGCCCAGTATAATGTAATTGCTAAAGGTAAATACTTAATACCTAGCAATGTACCTAGTGTATCTGCATTTGAAGCCGGCGGCACTGTATATATCTCATGGACACCGGCAGTTGATATAGACATCTGGCGATATGAGGTGCGTTATGGAGCTGTAGGAGTAGCTTGGGAATCCACATTGCTCATTGATCGCGTTGACGCCTTACGCCTTACATCAGATCAGATACCGGTGGGAACATGGACGATCCACGTCAAAGCAGTGGATTCGGTGGGACAGTACAGCACAACAGCAGCTACCGCAAATGTCACTGTCACTAGCGATGCAGCAGCGTTCCTAGTTGCCAGCTATGATCATACCAATCCGACATTAACTAATATGGCTAGTTACACGATTAATCCAACAGACACGAATAGTTACGCAGTAACGGAGGACGGCGTGATGGCAGCAACCAAGTTTCCTAATACGTCAAGTAGCTATGGAAATATTGCAGCTACTTACCATAATAGTGTGACAAGCACATGGCTTGGCGAGGTGGAGGACTTCGGTCTGGTACTCAGCGGACAGTGGACTGGAACGGCGACGGTTACCGATATTTCTGGATCGCATATCAGCTATCTTGGGAACTCGCTTGACAACTCAACATGGAATTATCCAGCCGGGCTAAGCCAGAAACTAAATGCCAGATTCGCCAAGATGAAGCATGAGTCTCTGACTACCAGCACCCTAAAAGTCACTATACCAACTCAGAATATCCGAGTAGACGCCGTTCCGCGAGAAGAAGTCGGCACAGGCACTAGTAGCTCATCTGGCCCGGTAACAATCACGCTGGCTAATCAATACGTGGCAGTGAAAAAGATCACCATCACACCGCAAGGAACAACGGCAAGATCATCTACCTATGATAACATTATCATAGGCGGAAGCACAGGAGCAACAACTTTTGACGTTTACGTCTTCGACCAATCCGGGGCAAAAATTGCCTCACCATTCCGTTATGAATGGCAAGGAGTATAAATGGCATACACACTTTTCGATCCAACTACACCAGATGCGACAACCCAGACGCTCACGCAGATGGGGCAATCCGAGAGAAATAATCTCAAGGCGGTGCGCGACGCCTGTATCATGGGCGGCGGGTTTTATGGATTCAACCTTGCCGTATCTGGCGGAACGGCTGACCAACCTGCACTGCTAACATATACAAAAGGCACTGAGAAGATCAAGGCCGCATTGACGTGGGGCACAACGGGAGGCGAAGCCGGAAGTGTAACTGTGGCAGATTATAGTTACTCGTCGGATTCCGGCAACACGTGGGTAACGATTGGCACAAAGACAATTACCTATGATGCTAACGCAAACGTAACAGCAACAACTTGGAGTTAATAAATGATTGATTTTTTACTCGGCGTGCCGGGAAAACTTAAAACCATCAACGATTGGCTGACGACCTACTGGACGGCGGCACGGGCTGCGAAGCTAGATTATCTTGATGCATCAATTAGTACCAGGGCACTCTCCACAGAAGTCCTAGCTAATTCTGCAAAGTATACCAGACTTGTTTATATCACTACATCGAGGAACTTCGTCATTCCTCCTGGAGTTTCAAAAATCCGTGTATGGGCTATAGGAGCTGGTGGTTCTGGTGCCATTGCCGGTAATTTACCCCAACGGGTGACTGGTGGGGGCGGTGGTGGGTGTGCAGCTATTGAGTATAACGTAGTTCCTGGGCAACTTTTAACAGTAGTAATTGGGGCTGGTGGAGCAGGACACGCATATAATGGGGGGTATACTGTTCAAGGCTCGGCCGGAGGTAATACCACAGTTACTTACGCTGGTGTAACTATAACAGGCGGTGGGGGTGGAGGAGGGGTAGCAGTTAATAGTGGAACATCTGCTGTTAGTGGAGGTACTGGGGGTACTGCAACCGGTGGAACTCTAAATATAAGTGGGGGAAATGCAGTTTCTTATGCTGCTACTGGAAGTTCTTTTAATATTGCGGGTGGTGGAGGAGCTGCTGCAAATGGGTTATTTGGGACTCCACCTAGCGGAACTATAACTTGTACAAATAATACCGGGGGTGGTGGTTCTGGGGTTGGGGGGTACTCTGCTATAACATACGGAGCTGGTGGAGGTGGCAGTAGCACTGGTAGTACCACAGCAACTTCAGGAGCTGCGAATATTTTTGGAGTATCAGCAGCTCCAACTGCATCCGCAGTAGAACCAACATTAATTCCCAGTATGACACCTTTTCATCTAATTGGAGGCGGGGGTGGAGGTAGTAATAGTACAACAATAAGCGGATCGGGTGCTTCTGGTGGAGGAGGGGGAGGTGCTTGTGCAGCTGGAGCAGTAACTGGTGGAGATGGTGGAATATTTGGTGGCGGAGGTGGAGCATGCGGTACTGGAGGAGGAAGTGCACTAGGAGGGCGTGCTGGATTTGGAGGTGGTAGCGGAGGGGCAGTACAGGCTGGAGATTCTTCCTATTCCTCCTCAACTTATGCAGGCGGGAATGGCCTAGTAATCGTGGAGTACTAATATGAGCTCCTACCTAATTCTACAGTCCGGTGATATATTCGATTTCGAAACCCGTATCCTTATCCAACCAGATCATACTATCTTGGAGTTCAAATAATGGGACCATACCAATTATTAGATGAAGGAGTATTTGACCTATCATCAAAAACTATAATAAAAAGAGGTCAGCCAGGATGGTCAGATTACCAGACCTGGCTGACTCAAGGGGGA